ATAACCGGGAGGAACTTTTTGGCCTGTCATATTTATCGATTTTGTTTAACAAACTCCACTAGTATTTTAATATCTGCCCGCATTTCACCCACAGAGACTTTGAGTTCCGACACCGCCTTCGCGTTGTCTTCGTGCCTCCTGCCGAACTCATTCTTGACCTCGTAGAGAGAGAAGACCAAGAACCTGTACAAAGCGTATATGGCCCCCAAAAGTAAGACGAGCGGCAAGCCGTATGATTCTATCAAACCTAATATGCCATCAGGTTCCATGCTTTAATCCTATGAATAAATCCCAGAAACAAGTTGTCTAGGGGCACCTTCTCGCGATAGCGAGAGCGTTCTTTGGTCATCTAAGACGGCCCATAGTCGTTCGCTAAAGCCATCAGGCCATCCCCCTAGACTACCTGATATAAGTTAATAATAGTCAGCTTTACGTCCCGGTAGCAACTCGTCCATCGGGTAATCGCTATACATACTAATGAATCCGCCTTGCCTGAACCTGAGCAATGCTTGTGTCGAAGAATCGACTAGATCATCATGGTCACCAAACGGGAAAGACGCAAATTGCTCTATCACCTCTTCGGCCCAACGCTTTTTCGGGGCGTAGACATGGCCACTGAAAAATAGGTCTGATACCGCGTTTACCCTGGCAACTTTGTCCTTGCCCCTGCTTGGTGTGTATTCCGCAACAGGAATGCCCATCCTGCGAAGCTCGAAGATCAAAGGGCTACCCGCTGCTTTCGCTTCCACGATAAAAGCGTCGGGCTCGTATTCTTTGTACATCTCATAAGCACGAACCTTTAGATCAGGAAATTCCAGACGCTCTTGTAATGCATCTAGCAGAACTATCTTGGCGTCACCGTCTTCCGTATAAAAAACGCCCCACGTTGTGCAAGCACTATAATCAGCAGTCTCCTTCGCTAGAAATGCGGTGTCCCACGACTGGATCACGAACTCGCAGTCCGGTGGATCTTTCTTTGTCCATTCCTTCCACCATTCGCGCTTGATGATCGCGCCCTCTTCGGAAGTCGGATCTTGCTGATACTGGGCACTCCATTTCGGGACCGGGAGTTCAGCCTTGAGAGATTCAAGTTGCTCCAACGGCCAGAAGCCGGGCCACAACGGTTTGCCGCTAGGTAGGATCGCGGGCAATTCGATGATCTCCCATTCGTCTGCACCACCCCTTTGGATGGAAGCCTTGAGAATCTGACCCGTTAGATCCTTGGTTGACCAACGAGTCATAACCAAACAAATCGCGCCGCCAGGCTGTAGACGCTGGCGTGGACCGGACGTGTACCACTCATACGTCTTGTCGTAGACATCAGGATCGTTTAACGCCGCTTCCTGCTCAGAATGCGGATCATCAACAATCAATATGTCCGCACCCTTACCTGTAACAGCACCACCTACACCAATAGCAAAGTAATCTCCACCCTTGTTCGTGTTCCAACGTCCCGCAGCTTTCGAGTCCGCACTCAACGCGACACCCGGAAACATCGTCGCATATTCGGAAGAGCCCACGAGATTACGAACCTTGCGCCCAAAACCAACAGCTAATTCCGCAGTATGAGCAGTCTGAATCACTTTGCGATCAGGAAACTTGCCCAGATACCAGGCAGGAAATAAATGCGAAGCGAATTCGGACTTGGTATGGCGCGGTGGCATATTAACGATCAAACGCTTTAACTCGCCACTCGCAATGCGATTGAATGCGTCCGCCATCACACGATGATGATTGCCCTCTATGAACGCAGGCCAAGCCTCCCTCACAAACGCTAGGAAATCACCGTTCGCTTCTTCCCTGATACGAGCACTAGATAACTCGTCAAGTAAAGTAAGAATCTCACGCTGCCTGTCAGCAGGTAATGAACCAATCTGATCCTGTATCGCAATAATATCCATTTTCAAAAATTACACGAAAATTTTACTTAAGAAAAGGGGGAAACCTAATTTTGAAAAAATACCCCCCCCCTCCTCCCTATACTAGTACTAGTATATACCAGCTAGATTAAACCAACCAGATATATACCAAACTCAAAAAACCTAGATTATACCAGCTAGATAGAACCTACACGCCAGGAAAACAAAAACAGTTTTGAAACCGTGGCGTAGAACACGCAAAACCGTCTTATCCCCCCCGCGCAGGGCGCGGCGCTTTTTGGGGGGGGCGGGGGCACGGGGGTCGCTTTCCGCAGCTTATCCGCAAGAAGTACCTTTCGGCCTTTTGTCAGGCCCGCAGCTTACCGACATAAGTGGACCCTTCAGGCTCTTGTCAAGGGTTTGGGGACCGAAGAAAGACCGTAGTTGGCTGGCCAACATATCTAAAAACCTATTGCGTCATCTATCCGTATGTGCCACCTTCCTTGTGTCGGATCGTGGGACGGGTAACTAGAAGCCTAGACCGTCGCCGGGATAGACCTTGGGACACTGGCCGAAGAGCCGGAACATTCACAAGGCAAGTCTGACACCCTTTCCAGTTGGTGGGTTCTCTTCCCTTTCTTTCATGAAAGACACGGAGAGAATCATGGCTACAAAAACCAAACCCCGAAAGACAAAGGCTGTCTCCATTCTTGAGGCCATGTCGGAACAGGTCTCAACGCTTGCTGTGCCGTTGTATGATAGATGCATAAGCAAGGCGGGTGCAGCCAAGGCAGAAGCTTCTTGGAACCAACACATGTTGGTGCTGGTTATCTGGACACTAGAAGCTGGCCAGAGCGTGAGCAATCTCTACAGTGTGCTCACGGAAGTGCTGGCCTCAAGGGTTGCCACTGTTGGGCGGGAAAACGGACTAGGCGCGGAGCAGTTGAAAGATCTCCGTGAACTATCCGAGAACACAATTTCCCAACTCAACGGGCCATTCTGGACCATCGCGCATCTAGTCGCCGAAGGTGCCACTGACAGTATCTTGGCAGTGGCCAACGATGACGGCGCAACGTGGGGCGCTGTAAAGCGCCACGCAGCAGATCGGATAGCGGCGCTAGCTTTTGACCCTTCGCGAGGAAAGAAGACGGTCCACTATACGCCGAAAGGCACCGATCACGCAGTTTCGTTCACGGTGGCACAAGCCACGGAAACACGGAACGATCACACCGATGCGGTAGCGTTGGCGGAAAGCATCAAGGCGGACAACAGCCCGCAATGGCGCGCAGTGCAGCGCCAATATCGAGCGGAGAACCCTGCCGGAATGCTGGACCGTCGCACGAAGGCGGATCGTGACCGAGAGTCGGTCGCAATCGGACGGGCAATACAGAACAGGTTAAGCCCGGAAGAGATCGCTAGTCTCATTAGTTAAGCGAGGACCCGCCAACTTGGAAAGGGAACACGGAGGGGCCGGGATCGAACCCGGCCCTTCTATTTTTCTTTTGTTTTTTTTTGTGGGCCGGGATCGTTTCCCAGTCAGTCAGTCAGTCAACTAGTCAAAGCGGAGTCCGTGAGGGGCCACCGTTCTTAATCTGCTAAAGCGGGCGTCGGACCCGACGCGAACGGCTCAGGTGAAGTTATTTCACGGTACAGGTAGTCAGGGTCAAACCTGGCTACCTGTTTTTAGCCAGTATCTTTCACGAAAGATGCCAGACAGTAGACAAGACAATGGTTCTGTTGGGGTGCTATCAGTCAAACAGTATGCCCAACTTCTCAGTCAATTCAGCTTCAATTTGACTGGGCGTACGGTTCTCGACTACGACTGTTGTGCTACTGTCGAACAGGCCAGCGCCTTTACCTAATAGCTCAAGTGCCCGGACACGGGTTGAAGCATTGTTATCCATGTCTAGTGCTTCTTCCTTGAGTCGTTCAAGAATCCAAGCTTGGCGGGTATGTTCGTGGGCTTTGGTAGCTGTCGAATTATTTGCTTTCAGCAAATCAACTTGGGTTTTAATGTGGGGTTGCTTCATGAGTTTATGACCTTCAATGCTGATCGCATTGTTGGACATATTCTTAGCGTTATAGGCTAGGCGATAGGAAGCGGTATAGTTTTTTCCTTCGGCCACGAAGCCAGCGAACGCCGATTGTTTAGGTGTTAGGGGCAATCCCTTA